ATTTTAAAGATTTCTTTTTATCTATTTGTTTTAATATCTTATAGTAAACTGCTCTTGCTTCTATTATTTCTCTTTTGCGTGATACTTCATTTATATCTACACCTGTTATTTCTTGTATTACTTTTTTTAATTGTAGTGTTATTTGCGTTTCCATCTAATTTTTATTTTTTGTTTTTTACTTTGTTTAATTAATTCCATTAGTACATTGAATGATACTATTTCTATTGCTAAATGTATTCCTTGACATTCTTCATATAGTTCTTCTGCTTCATATTCTTTTAATATTAATCTTAAATGTGGAATAGTCATTCCTTGCTCTATTTCATATAAAGTAATATTATAATGTTCTGTTGCTTTATCATTCATTAGAATAATGTTTGTTGTGCTACGTGGTTTTTTATTCTTTGTATTGCTTTATCGTAATACTCTTTATCAAGTTCACAAGCTGTTAATTCATATTTATAATCGTGTGCTGCTATTGCTATTGAACCTGAACCTAAATGTGTATCAAGTATTTTATCACCTTCTTTTATTTTACAATATTCAAACATATATTTATAAACATAAATAGGTTTTTGTGTTGGATGAAAACGTTCTAAATCTGTACTTGACTTTTTCATTATTTTAGCAGGTTTATCAAATGAAGTCCAAACTAACTCACAAGCTGAAAGTGTTGGCATAGCTTGATTTTTATCCCAACAAACAAAACCTCTTGTATTAGGTAAATATTCAAAAAAATAATTAGCACCAAACACAACTTGATTTTTAGATACTCTAAATAATTGTTTCCAATATTCAGCAGTTGGTAAAATATCCCATTCTTTATCTACATATAAAAGTCTTGAAGGGTCGTCTTTTCTTTTACCATCCCATTCTTTATCTACATATAAAAGTCTTGAAGGGTCGTCTTTTCTTTTACCACCACCACTACTTAACCTATCACCAAGTCCATAAGGCGGGTCTACAATAGCTAAATCAAAATAGTTATCAGGATAACGTGCCATCAATAACATATTATCTTCGTTTGTTATTGTTATTTTATCTGTTACTTTCATTTTTTAAAAGTGTATAATAAGTTAATTCTTTTTCTATTGCTGGTTTAAAATCAGTTATAGAAGTTAATGCTGGATGATTATCATTTGCCATTTTATCATATTCTCTTAATAAATGTTCTATTGCTTCTAAATCCTTATTTGTTTTTACATAAGCCACATTAATTAATTCTCTAATACAATACGCCTGTATTTTTCTTGAACCATATTTACTAACAAGTTCAGAAAATTTATTTAGCAAAATTAAAGAAAAATTAACATCTTCTATTTTACATTCACCCTTTTTAAATTTATCATTTACCGATTTACCAAAGAAACAGTTTATAACATTACCTACTGATATATTATTTGAATTACTTAAATAAGCATCGTAAACTATTTTATAATCTTTATTGTCTTTAGCAAATGCCTTTAAATAATCTAATTTAGTCCAAGCTCTATTTGCATTGTTTAAATTAATAATACATTCTAAATGTTCAGAAGTATCTTTTGTATCAATCCAATCAACTATATAAACTGGAATTGTTTTTTGCTTTAACATTTTTGCTGTTTTTATTCTATGATGTCCTTCAATTACATCACCATTACTTGAAATAACTATTGGCATCATCCAGCCAAATTCATTTAATTTTGTTTTAAATGCTTCAGAATGTTTTAAAAACAAATCTCTATTTACATTTGCTAATTTTAATTTATTTATTGAATAATAAGCATTAAATTCACCTCTTTTAATTTCTGTTGTTTTCATTTTGTTTTTGTTTTAAATTGTTTTTATTTGTTAAAGTATTCCTCTTAATACATATTGGTTTAAATCTATATCTTCTTCACCAAAGAAGTATTTATAGTTAGATATTGCTTGTTCTAACTTTGCTTCACCTTTAGCATAAAATTCATCACTACATTCAAATATTGCTATATCTAAACTTCCTTTGTCTATTGCAACAAATAAAAAGTCATCAACACCAAACATTTTTTTATAAAGATATGCTTGTAAATCATAGCTGTATTTGTCTGCACTATATCTAAAGTCTTTAACACCTGTTGTAGTTTTTAAATCTATAATCATATTTGGCTTTAAGATATCTGCTTTTGCTCTAAATGCTATACCATCAATCATTTCAATAGCTGGTATTTCAGTTTGTGATTTACTCATTAAACTCATTACTTCATTGTTTTTTAATAAAGCATCAGTTAATCTTTCAGCATCATTGTATTCTTTTCTTGTGTATACTTCTAAACCTTGTTCTTTTGCAAGTTTGTATTCTTTTCCTGCTTTAGTTGCTACATCTACAATTACTAAATCATTTAACTTATGTGGTTCTAATATCATTGTGTGAAATAGTTTACCATCTCTTAATGCTTGGCTTTCATCAGAACCATATTGTGTAACGTATTTATAAGTTTTAGGTGAAGATATTAGCATTTTTGCTGATGAACTACTCAAAGCATTTTTACCTAAATATCCATAATAAAAACTATCATCATACATATTGTCTAACAGTTCTTGTTTATCCCATTGTTTATTGTCAAATGTTGTTATCATTGTTTTTCTATATTATTTAAATATGTTTCTATTATTTCTTCTAACTCAAATACTTCTTCATTTGTTAATGGTTGTTTAATTCTTGTTTTAACTTTAAATTTCCAATAACTTAATCCTGTTGAACAATCGTATTTTTTTCTTAAATATGTTCTCATTATCTAATTTTAATGTTGTTTAATAAATCATATGTGTTATCCATATCTAATACTTCTCTGATTTGTTGTGCATAGTTATCTGATGCATTCCATTCGTTAATTAAATCTTTCTTTATTGAATTAATTAAAGTTATTTGATGAATATTATTTTCTTCTGTAATAGATAATAATATATCTAATTTTGTTAAAATTTGTGTTTTCATATTAAATTACGTTTAAAAGGATTAATGAACCAGTGAAAAATACAACCCATAATAATAATGCTAATGCTAATTCTTTTAATAATGTTTTCATAATTTTTATTTTTTAAAATATTGTAATATTATAATTTTAATTAAACTTACGCCATAATTAGTTTTGCAGTTACACATAACATATCCTTCAGTTTGTTTAAAAAATTTAACATTAGTAGTAGGTATCCATTTTTTTGCTGTTGTATAAGCATTAAATTCAGAAATAGTACATTTAATTTCTGTAATAATTTTTTTTTCAGTTGTAATTGTCATAATGTTTGTTTTTTAAATTGTTAATTGTTTAGCAAATATAAACAAGTTATTAATATAAAAGTGTTAATGAAATGTTAAAGTTTTAAATAAAAAAAGGATAGCTGTTAAACTATCCCTGATTTGTGATTTGCAAATCGCAATTTGTGTTGTATTGCTCTTATCTTATCGTTTATCTTTTCATCATTTAAACCTTTTAAATATAATGAATTTCTTTTCTTAATTAAATAACTTAAAGTGTATTCAAGTTCTAATGCTTCAAATTCTATTTGTTGTTCTCTATCCATTGTTCTTGTTCTTTTCTTAAATGTTGTAATTCTCTTTCTAAATAGTCTATTGCTTTTTCCAAGTCTTTAATGTGTGTTCCTTTGTGTTTTGCTCTTGCTACATATTTAATTACGTTACCTTCATTAAAGTTTAAATCATAGTCTTTAATAAAGTCTATAACATCATATTCTTTTTGATTGTTGTAGTGTACTGGTATCATTGTGTAAATCTTTTAGCGTGAAACTTATATAATTCCATTATTTTTTTTAATCCTTCATATTCTGTAAATTCTGCATTTACATTATTTTCTTTATAATAAAATATTTCATTGTAGTTGCTTATTTGATATTTTATAATATTATATCTATTTGCAGTTTTTGCTGGTTTAATAACATAAGCTAAATCATTTTTCCAACATACTGCCATTGCTTTTATATCTTCTTCAGTTGGTGAAAATTTAACTTCTTTAACTTTCGCCATTAGTTACATTCTTTTTAAATATTGATTTTAATAATGCTGGTGACCAACCTTGTGTTAAACAAATATTATAAAGCACTTGCCCTAATTCATCAATATCAATTCCATCATTTTCTATTTCTATTGTTGATGTTTTTCCGTAAGATGTATATGTTATTTTCATTAGTCTATTCTTAAAAATTCAGCATTACCATTTTCCATAAACCACTTTTTATTTTCTTTGTACTTATCAACTACTGCATCAATCATTACTAATTCATCTATTGTAGAAGTTTGCAATTTGCTAACTATATTTTCTATTGAACGTAATATGTTTGTAGTCATTTCTGGGTCTGTTTTATAAATGTTTGTATATTCTTCAAACACTATTTGTTCAAGCTCTTTGTTTAACCTGTTAATTAAGTTCTTAATAGTTTGCCTGTATTGTGTTGTGAAGATTAAACTTTCATTAGCTTCTAATAAAAGTTGTGCTAATAATACAGATTTTAAATATTCTAATTGAATAGGATTGTCTTTCATAATTGTTTTGCTTTTGTTATTTCTAAATATGTTACTTCTTTATCTATTTTTTCTCTATTGTTAAAATATGTTGTTGCTGGATTTTTATTGTTTACTTCCCAAATTGGTTCAATCAAATGTAGATTAAAACTATAAATTCCTTTTGGTGTTGAATTAATATATATTGGTATATCTAAATGCTTTTCACATTCTTTTATCATTGCATCATATTTAACTTTTTCTAATAATAAAGTTTTATAATGCACTTGTCTACATTTTAACTCAATCCTATGTGAAGTTAATGGACTGTAACAATCCCATCTACTCATTTGGTTTTTTGCTTTAACTAAATCTGGATAAACATTTTCCACTAAATAGTTAAATAAATCAATTTCTTTCCAGTTATTCATTTACTTCATAAGTATCATAAACTTTGCGTAAATCACTTAAAATAGTTCTCCAGCAACTTGAACAATTTGAACTTTCTAACTTTTCATTAAATACATTTAAGTAAATATCTTTAATTGTGTGCTGCTGTTTTGGTGTTAATTGATTTGTTTTATTGTCGTATAATACTTTTAAAAACAAATATTCATCTTCTTTTAAGCAATTTACGTTTCTTCTATATGAAATTAAATTGTTTAGTTTTGCTTTACGTTCATCACAACCACAATCTATTCCTGTTACTTTGCTGAATAATTCAACTGCTGCTTTAATACCTGTTGCTTCTGTGATTTGTTCAATAGTATCACCTAATCCTGTTGCTTTCTTTTTACGTCCCATTAGTATATGTTGTTATAGTCATTATTAATATAATCTTGATAATCATTCATAAACTTTGTATTCAATACTTCTTTGTAGTTTTTAATTGAATGAAATATTGATATTAAACTAATATTAGTTTCTTTTGCAATATCCCTCATTGACATATCTGTATCCCTATACAATTTAAATAGCTTTTTATCATACCAATGCCAATTATCTATTTCTTCATCAATCATTAAACAAATATCATTATATGCTTTATGTTCATCTATATTGCTATTGTCTGATAAATTAAACAAAGTATCTATTCCTATTTTATCAATCTTATTACGTTTGTTTAAATACTGAAAACATAAACTTTTAATTGTAAAAAATACATAACCTTTTCTCACATTACCTTTTGCATCAATTATTTTTTCAGCATCAGCATATTTAAATAATGCAATATAAACTTCTTGAACAATATCTTCAGCATAATCATCTACTTTATAAAGGTTAGCAATTTTAACCCACTCTTTGTGATGTTGGGCAACCTGTTCTAACCATTTATTTGTAGATAGTTCCATTAGTACATTTTTATTGTTATTATACCAGTTTTTGGTATTGGTGCTTCTTTTACTTTAATCTTTAAATCCACTTCTGTTAATTCTGTATCTATTTTTAAAATTGAATTAAAAGCATTTTGTATTTCAGTCCAGTTTGCTTGGTTATCCATTTCGTTCAATTCATACAAATATTCTAATTTATTTTTCAAATCTTTGAAGAAACTTATTAACATTGAATTATCTGAATTTAATACAAGCATTCTTGCTGCTGATATTTGTAATTCTTCTATGTGGTATTTTATTGTATCTTTCATAATATTTTATATTTAAAATTAGAATTATTTCCTATTTCATCACCAATTTCGTTACTCCAAAGAATTATATGTGATGCTTCTTTATCATTCAACATCCATAAAAACCATTCTAAATCTTCATTTTCTGTTCCTAACCACATTTCATCTACTTCTATTTCACATTCTATTTTTATTTTCATCTTAAAATATATCTTTTAATGGGTCATAAAATGCTCCTTCTACTTGTGGCAATCCAAAGTTATTTACTTTAAAATTAAAATCTTCAAATGGTGCATTTCTACTTCTTTTACAACTTACTTTTACTAATCCTTTATTAACTGTATTTAATTCTAAACTAATTTGTGTTTCTGTTTTCTTTTCTAAAAATGAACCTAAATGACCAGTTGGTTTATCAGTTCCAAAATTAGAATGTATAACTGTTACAATATGACAATCTAATTCTTTTGTCCATTTCATTAGCTTTTGAACAACATTATTACTTTCTTCAATATTGTTTACATCACTACATAAATCAGCAACACCATCTATTATAACTAAACCTATATTTTTGCTATCTAACCTATCATAAAGGTAGTGTTCTATTATATCTATTCTGTCACTAAAGCTATATTGTCTTAATGCTAATGTATGGTATTTATCTATATTCTTTAATCCAGCCATTTCTAATGGTCTTTTAAATACCATTTGTGCGTGAAAATTACCTTGTTCTGTATCAAAATGTATTAAGTGCTTATCATTTCTATTTGCTTTTAAATCACCACAAAATTGTGGTAAATCTTCAGCTAAATATATTGCAGATAATAATGATACAAAAAATGTTTTTTTACTTTTAGGTGGTGCTTGTACAAAACTAAAGTTACCATAAGTTCCTATTGGTACTGGAAAAATAATTTCACCATCTTTACTTTCATAACTTTTAACACCAAATGATATTGCTGGTTTAGGATGTTCTATTTTTTCTAATGGATTTAAAATAGCTTCATCAACTATAAATTCCATCATTAAACGTTTTTCTTGTTTTTGTTCTTTTGTCATTGTTTTTGTTAAAATTTTATACCATTATTAATTAAGTATAATATGTGTTTTTCTTTTGTATCTAAAACTTCATTGTTTAAACCTATATAAATTCTTTTATCTAAATCTATTCTAATTAAATTATGTGCATTTCTGTGATTAAATTTTTCTAAAATAATAACATCTTCTAAAAATTCATCATTATAATTCCAATGGTGTAAATGATGTGTAGCTGGAACGTGTTTAAATTTTCTTCTTAATCCTTTATATATAGAAGAAGATTTCCAAGGTTTATCTTTATCCCAAACTTTTTGTTTATTTTTATAATCTAATCTATGGTATTTTTCAATAGAACGTAATCTTTCTTTTTCTATAAAACCATCTTCTTTAGATTTAATTAAATAATTATTTCTAACATCTAATTTATTGCATTCTTTACATTTATTTACTCTGCCATCTGGCATTTGTGAATGTTTGTAAAATTCATCTAATTGTTTTTGTTCTTTACATTTAAAGCAAATCTTTGTACTCATAATTTTAAAATTTAAATTTCTATTATAACTACAAAGATAATGCCTAAAATGGTAGTTTTAAAAAATTAAAACGGTAAGTTATCAACAACTTCTGCTTTGTCTTTTTTAGGTGCTGTTTTAATTTCACCATTTGTCCAAACTACATTACCATTTCCTAAATAAACTTTAGGTTTTTTTGCTTCACGTTCTTCTTGTGTTTGACTATCAGTTAAAGAAACGTTTTGACCAAATTGATTAGCTTCATCATTTACACTAACTGTAAAGTTGTAATAAACTGCACCATCTTTTCCTGATACAAATTTTTCTTTTGGTAATTTGTCAACTCTTAAACTTACATTAATAATTGCACTCATATTTTTTATATTTAAAATTTGCTTACTCTATATAGTTTTCAGCTTCCCTATTTTACTTTTAATAATTCGTCTTTAACTGCTTTTGCTAGTTTATATTTATTTTCAATAGTTGCAATATTACCACCATTTTTTAAATATTCAATAGCTTTATTAAATTCTGGTGTATTTTTATTTAACCATTTTAAATCATCTTCTGCTTTTACTTCTTTGTCGTGTTTATTAGTTGCATCAGCATCTTGTGTATCATCAATTAAAAGTAAGTTGCCTAATGCATATTTTTTAGCATAAGATGAAGCAGAACCAAATTGCTGTGGTACTTGCATTCCTTTTTGATTTAAATCTACACCTACTATTGCAGTAGCTATTATTTCATTAACACCATTATTATCTAACATACAAGCACTTGAATTAATAATTGGTGGATTAACATTTATAATATC